GTAGAAGAAAAGAAAGATGGGGCTATTGATTACAACTTTGTAACAAATCGTTACAAGAAGTTCCCTGCTAAATCTCCTGATGGAATGTTTGCAGAAATCAAAATACCAAATAATTTACAAGAAGTGTCTAACACAATAAGAGAGTATTATAACTAAATTAAAAAACTATGAATGAAGTAGCAGTAATGCCAGAAACAACAGAATGTGTTGCAAAATATCAACCAACAAGAATGGAAGCTCTTAGAGATTATCAAATAGGAATTAAATTTTTATCTATAGGGTGCGTTATATCTGTAGGTTGTAAAGAAATTCCTTTTACAACAGTAAAAGAAGGGATGAAAGCCTTAAACGATTATGTAGTTAATCCAGTTGAAACTAGAAAAATATGGGAACAAAGATTTTCACAAGAAGAAGAATTATAAATAAATTAAATAAATAAATATGAGCGCAATTGGAGGAAGTAAAAGAGAAAGCACAGGAACTAGTGATTTTGGAAAAAGAGTAGGATTATTTGAGGCTAGAGTAATAGCTGTAAACCCAACCATTGAACAATTTAAAGATGTTCTAGGTATGGAAATTAAAGAAGATTCTAAAGCTGCAGAGTATCTCAGTGAAAGAGAAGGCAATACAGTGCTAAGAATTGATTTTTGGCTTGAAGATGTTAAAAAACTTGCTGAAGATGAAACACCATGGAAAAGTAAAGTGTCTTTCTTCTTAGAGAACAAAGAACGTGAGAATAAAGATGGTACTAAACAACAATATATCAATGAAATTGGTACTTGTTCTTGGGCTGATGATACTGCTAATTTACCAGAATGGTTTATTGGAAGAGATTACAGACAAGCATATGTAGGTGAAGAAGATCTTTATACTTTCATGAGAGCATGGTTGAGTGAACTTGATTATCGTCATGCTGATACAACATTACAACTTGATTGGAAGAAACTAATGAAGGGTAATGTTAAAGATATTAAAGATCAAGTTGGTGGAGAATGGTGTGGAACTATTGGTACAAGTGCTATTGTTATCACAAAAGAGAAAGATGGTGAAACTAAAGAATATCAAGGTATTTATAGTAAAGCATTCTTCCCTTCATATTCTCTAAAGAATTTTAGATTGGTTAACTATAACAATCCTGATGTGGTAAAAGCATTGGCTAATAAAAAGTCTAAAGACTTGAAACCACATGAAAGATTTGTTATTAATATGATTGGTGAGTATGGATGTAAAGATTATTATACATTCAAAGACATTCAAGATTATAATCCAGATGATAATTTAGTCGCTTCAGATGCATTTATTTCTGAAGAAGGTGATGATTATTAATTGAATTAATTACTAATAAGAGGCCTCTGCAGAAATGTAGAGGCTTTTTTATTTAAAAACTATGGCTATACAAGGAGAAAGAAAATTAAAATTGAGTATAGAGTCTATTCTTAGTAAAATATCAGAATATGATATATTTAGATTTTATATGCACAATAGGAAATGGAAGTTGAATGTAGCCACACATAGTCCTTTTAGAAAAGATGATAACCCTTCTTTTATAATAGGTACTAAGCATGGCAATGTAAGCTTTATAGATTTTGCTGATACAAGTAAAAGAGGTAATTGTTTTAATTTTGTACAGATGTTGTATAACATATCTAACTTTCCAGATGTCTTAAAGATGATAGATAGAGACTTTGGTCTTGGTATATCTACAGGAATAGTTGGTGATTACAAAGTGATTACATCATCATATGCTCAACCCCTAGAAATTGGCAAAACTTATTCTTTAATTCAAGTGATTACAAGAAAGTTTACACAAGAAGAACTCTCTTATTGGAACCAGTATTACCAGGACATTGATGATCTTAAAGCTAACAATGTTTATTCTATTAAAAAACTATATTTGAATAAACAAGAATTTAGTCTTAAAGATTCTGATCTTAGATTTGGCTATCTATATGATGGTCATTGGAAGATATACAGGCCCCATGTTGATCCTAAATGGAAATGGGTTCCTAATAATGTTCCTATTACAGCTATTGATGGAAACATTAGTCCTTCAGATAGTCCATTAATAATTAATAAGAGTAAGAAGGATTATATGGTTATGAAGAAACTCTATCAAAACTGTACAGCAGTTCAAAATGAAGGAATGGCATGTTTCTCTCAAGAGAACGTAAAACTATTTAAATCTCATTCTCCAAGACAAATATTAGCATTTGATTCTGATCCTACAGGTGTAAAGAACTCTCAAGAGATAACTAAGTTATTTGGTTTTGAGTATATGAATGTACCTAGAACATATCTATCAGATGGTATTAAAGATTTTGCAGACTTAGCTAGAGATTATGGAATAAATAAAGTGGAACAAATATTAAAACGAAAAAAATTATTATGAACTTAGAAAAACACATTTGGGAAGGTTGGACTGTACAAAATTTCATAGATGAATTAGATGATTTAGTAAGTATTGCAGTGAGTGGACAAAGCTATTTTAAAACTATAACTACTAAACAACAACTTAAAGAATTTTGTATGGATAATCAACCATATTACAAAAAACATATACCAGAAGTAGTAGATTATTTTGCTAATTATTATAAAATTAAATAACATGGATTATACAGATCATATATTAGAGCTAAAAGAAAAGCTAGAAAGACTTGAAGAAGAAATAAAAGAGAATGTTGAATGGCTATATACAACAGACGATGATGAAGTGGAGTGTATAGGAATAGAAAACTTAGAAGATATATTAACAAAGTTCTTTGGAACAAGAGTGGATTTAATACAAAAATAATTATGGCAAATATTATAGATGAATTAGAAGAAAGAGCCCAAGAGTTAATTGATTTTGGTAACTCTAAAGAACAAAACAAAGGATATGGTATTCAAATAGCTACAGACGAGCTTAGAAAATACTATTATGGATTTAATGAACTAATGGAATATTTTGATAGTATTTCAGATGAAGAAAAACCAATATTAGATAAAAAACTTAAAAAATTAGGATTATAAATTATGGAAAACACGTATCAATCAACAAAAGGAATGTTACTCGCTGCAGAACTTCCTCAACAGACTCGCACTTACAAACCAGTAAGTCATGCACAATTAATGGACCTTACACTTGAGAGTATCCATCAAGCAGGATTTAAATTATCTTCAGAGACATATTCTTCTGCAAGAGATGGTAAAGTTGCAAATGGTAAATTTGCTATTAGTAATGTAGCAGATTCAGAAATGCAATTGCAAATAGGATGGCAGAACAGCTATGATAAATCTTTATCATTGAAATTTGCTATAGGTACAAAGATATTCATATGTGCTAATGGAAGTGTGTCAGGAGATTATGGAGCTTTTAAGAAAAAGCATCAAGGAGAAATCCAAACATTCACACCACAAGCTATTACAGAATATATTAAACATGCAGGAGAAGCATTTAGAAAAATGCAAGATGAAAGAGAGCTTATGAAAACTATTGAAATAGATAGAAGAGTTCAGGCTGAACTAATAGGACGTATGATAATTGAGGAGCAGTTTATAGAGAGTACACAGCTAAATATCATTAGAGGTGAACTAGATAAGCCTACACATGATTATGGTGCTGCAAATAGCCTATGGGAGCTTTATCAGTTCACTACATTTAGTATGAAAGAAGTTCATCCTAGTTTATGGATGAATAATCATATTGATGCTCATAGTTTCTTTGTTGGAGCTTCTGGTATTGTTAGCAGTAGACAAGAAATTGTTCTTCCTGTTGTTAATCAATTAGAATTGTTTCCTGTATAATGGAAGAACTTGTACAATGGGCTAGAGCATTAAAAAATGAACACCCAGATAAGTTTGATGAGATATGGGATTATGTTTCTCTATGTCAAGATGAGATAGAAGAAGGAGGATCACCTACACATGAAATAGAATTATGTAGAGAATCAATTAAACAATTATTAGAAGATGATTTGGAATAAATTTAAAGATAATTTTCATGAATTGGGAAAATATTAAAAATAACTTTTATATCTTTGTATAAATTAATATAAAAATAAAGTTATGTTTAAAGCAATGCCAGGAGTTTACATGATTAAGTGTATATCAACAGAAAAATACATTATAGGTGAAACAGGAAATGTTAAAAAAAGATTATTGTACCATATTCAAAACTTAAAAGGAAATAGACATGAAAATCCTTATCTTCAAAATGCTTGGAACAAGTATGGAGAAGATAAGTTTTCATATCATGTAATTGAATATTGTGATTTTTCTGAATGTAAGATTCGTGAAGATTATTATTGTAAACTATATGATAGTCATAATCATGACAAAGGATTTAATCTAAGACCTACAGGAATGGATTTAAAAACTAAGTTT